CCAAGCAATATCTCCCCGAGGACCACTAGTACGGTCCTAGCCGGTCCGTGTAAGGGCCAACCCGAGCAGGATGAGTAGGAAAGTGAAGCAGACTTTCCCGGGCCGTACGGGGGCTACTGAGCCTCGCCTACATAGCCCGTACATTAAGGGCCCTAATCGTGGCGATGAGGTAGCTGAGTTAGCTGAGAGTATCGGGCTACCGCTTTTACCTTGGCAAGATTTTGTAATCCGTGACATGACCTCTATAGACGAGGCCGGGATGTTTATACGTAAAACTAATCTCGTACTTTGTGCACGGCAACAAGGTAAAACGCATCTTGCTCGTATGATGATGCTCGCGCATTTATATCTATTCGACTCCAAAAATGTAATTATTATGAGCTCTAATAGATCGATGGCCCTAGACACCTTTAGGCAAGTGGCCTACGCGATAGAGGGGTCTAGCGAGCTTAGCCAAGCCGTCCGACAAATCCGGTTTGCTAATGGCACCGAGTCGATCGAGATGAAAAACGGCGCTCGCCTCGATGTTGTAGCTGCTACTCGTGATGGATCACGTGGCCGTACGGCAGACCTGCTTTACATCGATGAGGTACGTGAGATCTCGGAGGAAGGCTTTAGAGCTGCAACCCCTACTACCCGTGCACGAGCTAACGCGCAAACACTTTTAACCTCAAATGCCGGTGATAGTTTTTCCACGGTGCTTAATGATCTAGTCGAGAGGGCAAAATCCTTTCCGCCTAAAACCTTTGGTTACTATGAATATAGCGCTCCGCCTTTTGCCAAGATCACCGATCGCGATGCGTGGGCCATGGCAAACCCGGCGCTTGGTTACACCGTTACCGAGGCCGCACTCGAGGAAGCCGTAGCTACTCAACCCGTCGAGACGACTAAAACCGAGATGTTATGTCAATGGATTAGCTCCACGGCTAGCCCTTGGCCACATATGGCCGTAGAGGATGCAAGCGATATAACCCTCAATATGTCACCGGGACCGCTTACTATTTTCGCCTTTGACGTGGCACCGTCGCGCCGCGATGGATCTTTAGTTATGGGCCAAGTCCTACCGGATGGCCGTATCGGCGTAGCGGTGCTCGAGGTGTTTCACTCGGACGTATCTATCGATGAGCTCTTTATGGCCGACCATATTGCCAAGTGGTGTAAAGAGTATTACCCGCGCACGGTTTGTTATGACAAGTACACGACGGCCACAATAGCCAAACGCCTCGAAATTAACGGCATAAATATCACCGACATATCAGGGCAAAAGGGATACCAAGCTTCAGGGGACCTCTATGAAAGCCTAGCTAATAAGAGGCTCGTGCACTCGGGGCAAGATTTACTCGTATCCCATTTTGCGAATTGCGCGGCAAAAGAGTCGGATAGCTCGTGGCGTATCGTAAGACGTAAATCCGCGGGACCGGTCGATATTGCGATTGGCGTAAGTATGATCGTACATATCCTCAATCAACCTATGAGCGAGGCTAAGATTTATATGTAGACACGCCGGCTAAAACCTGATTTTATGCTTGACATTTTGGGAAAATCGCTCCATGGGATTACTCCAAACTCTAGGTTTTAAGTCAGCTGAAAAGCCGGCTATCGAGGCTCAGTACGCACCCGCCGTAATGGATACTACTTACGGCTACGGATCATTTAATACTAATAGCGCTTTTGGTTATAACGGTATCGGTATCGATCGTAATTTTGCTTTACAAGTAGCAAGCGTAGCTCGATGCCGTAATTTAATCGCCGGTGTTATCTCATCGATCGATTTATCACTATATAAAAAATCTACCGGCGAAAAGTTAGGCTCACCTATTTGGTTAGAGCAACCGGATATCCGCCAACCTCGCAGCGTAACTATTAGCGCAACCGTAGATAGTTTAATTTTCTACTCGGTCGCTTATTGGCGTGTAACGAGTTTGTACGCCGACGACGGACGGCCTAGCGGCTTTGAGTGGGTAGCTAATAATCGCGTTACATACACCACTAATAAATACGGTACCGAAGTACAAGATTATTTTGTCGATGGTGAGTTAGTACCTATGGGAGGTATTGGATCTCTCGTTACTTTTCAATCGCTGCTACCTGGTGTATTGCAGAGTGCTAGTACAACTATCCGCGCAGCTTATGACATACAAAAAGCAAGTGCGGTAAGTGCTGCTACACCTATGGCGACTACAGTATTAAAAAATAACGGAGCAGATCTACCGGAATCTCAGATCCAAGGGATCCTCGCAGGATGGAAAGCCGCTCGTCAAAATCGTAGCACCGCATATTTGACCTCGACTCTTAGCGTAGAAAATATCGGCTTTAGTCCTAAGGACATGATGTATAACGAAGCATCTCAGTATTTAGCTACAGAGATCGCGCGCGCGATGAACGTACCGGCGTACATGATCTCGGCGGACATGAATAATAGTATGACGTACCAAAATATTATCGACGGTCGTAAAGAGTTTGTAGCTTATTCTCTGCAACCTTATATCTCAGCTATTGAGGATCGCCTTTCGATGAACGACATAACAAACGCATCTAATCAAGTCCGCTTTGCCGTCGATGACTCTTTCCTCCGCGTAGATGCTAAAGATCGTTTAGATATCATCGAGAAAATGTTAAACCTACAGTTAATCGACGTAAACCAAGCTCGACAAATGGAGCAACTAACACCGCTAGGAGATACAAGTGCTACTAACGTTTAGCCAAGAAATCCAAGCCGCCGATACAGAGCGGCGCATCGTATCCGGACTCGTAGCACCATATGGCGAGGTCGGTTACACATCCGCGGGCCCGGTAGTTTTCGAGCGCGGATCTATCGCTATTCCGGATGCAGGAAAAATTAAATTACTATCTCAACATCAAGCCGATAAGCCGGTAGGCCGCGCTATCTCATTTAGCGACTCAACCGAGGGCGTGTACGGATCCTTTAAGTTATCTAGCAGCACTCGAGGACAAGATGCTCTAGTACTAGCTCAGGAAAACCTAGTATCCGGCTTATCCGTAGGGGTCGATGTAACGGCCTCTAAGCCTATGGGGGATTACCTGTTAGTGACGGCGGCGGTCCTCAAAGAGGTAAGCCTCGTCGAGAGTGCGGCCTTTTCTAGCGCCTCCGTAACTGATATTGCCGCAGCGCGAGCAGCGCTCGAAGCCGCGACAAGTACAAAAGAAAAAACCACGACGATTAATACGACGATCGTAGAAATCGAAACCGAAACAGAAACAGAAAGCGAGGCGGCCGTGACTACAGCCCCTGAAAATACACCGGAGGAGACTCCGGTAGATGCACCGGTCGAGGCTGAAAAGGTCGAGGCTGCTCGAAAGATTATCCGTCCATCAGTACTAGACTCTCAGCGAGTCCGTACACCGATTACATCGATGGCATCATATACAGAGCACAAGATTAAAGCTGCTCTAGGCGATGACACATCAAAGCTATATGTAACCGCAGCGGATGATAGCTTTACTACAAACCCTGCATTTTCTCCTACACAGTATCTAACAGAGTTTGTATCTAATACTAACTTTGATACACCTATGATTAATGCCCTCAGCTCTGGCACCTTGCCTAACTCAGGTATGACTATCCAAATCCCATCACTCGTTACATCAGCGGGCGGCGGTAATGGTGTTGCACCTGTAGTAACCGTAGAGGCCGAGGCCGGCGCGGTACAAAATACCGGCATGGTTACAGAGTACCTATCCGGTACAGTTAAGAAGTACGCGGGTATGAATACGCTCTCTGTAGAATTACTAGAGCGCTCAGATCCAAACTTTTACGCTGAGCTAACTAATCAGCTGCAACGCGCTTACTCACTAGCTACAGATGCCGCAGTAATCGCGGACGTAGTAGCCGGTGGCGTACAGGGCACCGCCGTAGCTGCAACTAGCGCCGGTATCATCTCTTACGTATCTACAGAGTCAGCAAACATCTACAAAAATACAAGCTACTTTGCTAAGAATTACGTAGCGGGTCCATCACAATGGAGCCTACTAATGGGAGCTACAGACTCAACAGGTCGCCCTATTTACAATGCGAGCGCACCTATGAACTCAGGCGGCCTCTCAACACCTACATCAATCCGCGGCAACGTCCTCGGCTTGGATCTATACGTGGATCATCAGATGGTATCTACTACTATCGATGACTCAGCGTTTATCGTGGCACCGGAGGCGATGACGGTATACCGCTCACCTCAGGCATACATGAGCGTAAACGTCGTATCAAACCTACAGGTACAAGTAGCTATCTACGGCTTTATGGCAACAATCGTAAAGATGCCTAAGGGCCTAGTCCGTTACAACCTAACCTGAGATAGACCCTAGTAGTCGGGAGGGCTCTTAGCCCTTTGAGCCCTCCCGGCCTTTAACTTTGAGAGGAGCAGACCATGGCGGCTACATACGTAACCGAGCAAGAGCTACGCGATAATCTTGGCATCCAAGATTTATACTCGGATAGTGTCGTAGAGGAAGTCTGCCAAACCGCTCAAGATATCCTTAATCAGTTTTTATGGTTTGCATCCGCTCCGGTAGTAGGCACGACTCTACAAAATAACGTAGCTACCGTAATGATCGCTAACCCTGCAATATTTACTACAGGACAGAGCGTAACCTTGAGTGGATGCGGCTCAACCTTTAACGGCACGTACACCATAACGGGCACGATGCCATGGAGCGCCGGGACTACTAATCTCATCCCGTCGATCGTTTGGAATAACTACGCGTGGAATTGGCCCGCAGGTTATAGCTTTATACAGTTTACTAAAGTAGCGGCGGACGTTAATTTTTCTCGTGTACTACCTTATGGCCAAGCAATAGGGGCGGATACAAAGAGTCAAGCCTACGCATCTACCCCGGCCGTACGTGAGGCCGCGATGATCCTCGCCGTAGACATTTGGCAAGCTCGACAAGTCTCTCAAACCGGAGGCGTATCGATCGATGGATTTAGTCCATCACCGTACCGCATGGGTAATAGCATGATCGGGAAAATCCGCGGGCTCATCGCCGGATATCAAAATCCTTTAAGCATGATCGGGTAGCTCATGACCGCCGCGATTACTACTCTACGCGCCTCACTAGCTGCAGCGTTAAATAATCCAAACGTTTGGAATACGTACAGTTTTCCGCCTCCAACTATTACGGCTAACTCCGTAATCGTGTCTCCGGCAGATCCTTATATCACTCCAAGTAATAACGAGTATGTATCTATTTCGCCTATGGCAAACTTTCGCGTAATTTGTAATGTACCTATGTACGATAATCAGGGAAACCTACAAGGTATCGAGACGATGGTAGTAGCGGTAATTAACAAACTAGCGGCATCATCAATCGTAATGAATATTGGAAGCGTTAGCGCTCCAAGTGTTTTAACCGTACAGAGCGGCGACCTTTTAACGGTAGACGTAAACATCTCAATACTAAGCAGCTGGGAGTAACTAAATGCCATATACCGAGGATGATCTAAAGTTTTTGCGAAAGATCGGGCAGCTCGTAGACGAGCCTACCCCGGTTAAAGTAGCAAAAGTAAAAACCGAAACAACAACAACAACCGAAAGCGAGGAATAGGCCATGGCCATATTCTTAAGTAATGGAGTGGTCGTAACCCTTAACTCGGTCGATCTCTCAGATCACGTAACAAGCGCAACTATTAACCGTGTCTTTGAGGAGCTGGAAATCACGGCCATGGGAGATAATTCAAGGAAATTTACCCGTGGATTGGAAACATCTACGATTACTCTAGATTTTCTAAACGACACCGCTACCGGTGAAGTCCTACAGACTCTGCAAGCTGCATGGGGTACAACCGTACCTATTACTCTAAAGCAAACTAGCGCTGCTATCTCAGCTACAAACCCTGAATATCAGACAACAGTATTAGTTAATAACACTACAGATATCAATGGAGCAGTAGGCGACATCTCTACACAGAGCATTACGTTTACATGCAACTCACCTATCGTCGTAGATACAACCGTATAACAAACTAGAAAAGGGGCACACAATGGCACGACTCAAAATAACAAGGGCTACCGGGGAAGTTACCGAGCATCAGGTAACACCACGAATTGAGTACGCCTTTGAGCTCTATGCAAAAAAAGGTTTTCACAAAGCGTTTAGAGATGACGAGAAACAAAGCGATCTCTACTTTTTGGCTCACGAGTGCCTACGCACTAGTGGCGAAACAGTAAAACCGTTTGGCGCTGAGTTTCTTGATACTTTGGCAAAGGTCGAGGTACTAGACGACGAGCCTTTAAGCTAGGGCGGGACTCTCTAACTTATTTGATAGCGCAACTATCGATACGGTTAGGGATCCCGCCTCAAGCGGTTATTGATCTCGATGTAGAGATGTTTAAGATGTTAGTAAGAGTATTAAACGAGCAAGCGGAGGAGTCTAAAAATGTCCGTAAAACTAGACGGCGTTAAAGAGACTTTACGCGCGATGCGTAAAATAGATCCCGAGCTACTAAAAGAGATGAATAAAGAGATTAAGGGAATTATGATCCCGATACGCGATAAGGCTCGAGAGTATGCGCCTACCGCGGCTCCGGGTGGCCTTTATAACTGGGACGAGGGTAAGTACACTCGAAAGATCACGGCCCGTAACTCTGCATTTAGGACTTTTAATAATGAGGGACGTTTACGTCGTTTTCCACTTTATCAAGCTGAGGTAGTGCGTAAAGGTATTTATTACACCGCGGCGCCAAGTAAACGAAACCGTAACGGATGGAGCTCTCAGTACATCGTAGCTAACGCCTCGGCTAGTGGATCTATCTACGAGACGGCCGGACGTAAAAATCCCGGCGGAGATCCAAAGAGTAGATCTAATAACCCGGGTGCCGGCGCTCACTTTGTTAGCCGCATGGGCCCTCTATATGGCGAGGGTAATAGCCGCGGCCGTTTAATCTTTAGAGCGTGGGCCGAAAATCAAGGCCGGGCTCAAGCTGCAGTAGTACAAGCTATACAAAATACGATAGCCGCCTTTAACCAAGGCCGTTACGACAAGGCGGCATAATGGCCAAGTTACCCGATTTATTAGTTAATGCCGTAACTACCTTTGACGGTAAAGCTTTATCTAAAGGCCAAAAACAGATCCAAAGCTTTGAGAAAGGCGTAAAAAACCTTGCTAAAACTTTTGGCATAGCTTTTAGTGCAGCGGCTTTAGCTCAGTACGGTAAAAATGCCGTTAAAGCTTTTGCAGCCTCCGAGCTCGAAGTAGCACAATTAACTACCTCCGTACGTAATTTAGGTTTAGCCTTTGCTACGCCTGAGATAAATCAATACATAGACAAGCTCGAAGCGGCGACCGGTGTAAATCGAGATCAGCTCCAACCGGCCATGATTAAGCTTTTACAGGTAACGGGCTCAGTAGCCAAGAGCCAAGAGATCCTAAATCTTGCTATGGATGTATCCGCGGGCACGGGTACCGACTTAGCTAAAACTAGTGAGATATTAAGCCAAGCATATGTAGGTAACTTTAAGGGCTTACGCTCTCTTAACCTTGGCCTTACTCAGGCAGAGCTAGCATCCTCAAACTTTGAGGAAGTACAAAAGCGCCTACAAGTTTTATTTGCCGGACAAGCAAAAGTAGCCGCCGATAGCTACGTAGGCTCGATGAATAAGCTCGCCGTAGCCTCAGAAAATGCTAGCGAAAAGATCGGTAAATCTTTAATAAATGCTCTTACCGCTCTATCCGGTGGAAAGACTATCGACGACACCATCTCCAAGATCGATACCCTAAGTACCGCTATCGCCGGGCTTATCGATGCCACGGTAGGACTTAAGGCCGGCGAGATCCTGCAACAGTATTACGGCCTCAACGCGGGCAAGATCCCCGGCGGGTTTGGTAATCGCTCACTCTCTGCCGGCAACCAAGATACACAAAAGGCAGATGCCAAGGCCCGGGCTAAGGCCGAAGCGGATGCAGCTAAGCGAGCTAAAGAATTACTAGCGCTCCAAAAGAAATCGGCCCTTGCTGAAAAAAATAAACTTTCGTTATCAAAGGCCGCGGCCGTATTTGATACTAACCGCATCTCGATCGCTGCAGCTCTACGAGCTACATATGACAAAGATACGATCCTACGCCTTGAGGCTTTACAGGCCATCGAGGAGGATAACGGCGATCTCGCTTTACGTAAGATTAGCGAGCTAGCCGCACTACAGAAAAACGCTGATCTTGCCAAGTTAGCCGGTGTTAAAGAGATCAGCGAGACAACTCTTGCAGCTCTAAACACTCAACTATTAGCAGAGCTTAAGGGCATTAACGATAGCAAGATGGCCGAGGGCGATAAAGAGCTAGCACGTGAGGAAGCGTTTAAGAAGTACAACGCCGCACTCGTAGCAGCTGGGCAACTAGCAGCGAAAGAGCAATACTCCGAGCGAGTACAGATCCAACTAACCGAGATCGCTCGCCTTGCAGCTTTAAGTAACTCCGTAAGTGCCACTAAGACGGCAACCCTATTACGTGAGTCTGCCGAGCTATCCATGATCGATCGCGTAGCACGAGCACAAAAGGCCGCGGACGATGCACGCCTAAAGGCTTTACAAGATTACATAAACCTATTAAGCAAGGTAGGCACCGGAGGCGGCAGTAGCGGACTTACTAATATTGGCGGTACAAACTTTGTAACGGGTCCGGTTATATCGACTACGGCTATCCTCGATACAGTAGCTAAGACCGCTGCAGCTACCGCCAAACTAGGCGGCGATATCAGCGCTACAGAGTTTTATAATAGCCTTACCTCTAGCCAACAAAAGGATCTAGGCGGCTATAGCCCTACTATGAATTACGGCGGCGGATACCCTGCAACTTATAACGTGAATATTAGCGCGGGCGTAATCGCTCAACAGGACGAGTTTACGGTACTTATCCAAGATACGATCCAACGCCTTAACCGCGGCGGAGATCCGATTAGTACGGCCGGTGCGTTATGACCGTCCCTACGATAAACGCACTAATTAACTTTTCTACCGGTCCATCTTTTGCTCAAGCGATGATCCTAGATACCGGCATACTCGGCACTAATATCCTCGCAGACTCCGAAGCTTTAATCGTCGATGTATCGAGTCAAGTAGACGGCGTTACCACTATGAGAGGCCGTAACGCTCAGGCGGACGTATTCCAAACGGGTACTCTAACTTTGCGTATCGTCGATCAAAATGGCGACTTTAACCCTCAAAATCCCGCCGGACCTTATTACGGATTACTTACACCTCTACGTAAGGTACAGATTACGGGTACATATAACGGCACCGAGTACCCTATGTTTAGCGGCTTTATTACTAGCTATACAACTACTACGCCTAAAATGGCCACGGATGTAGTTTATACAACGATTACCGCCGTCGATGCTTTTAGACTTTTCCAAAATAGCCAAATCTCTACGGTGACACTAGCTGAGGCGGGCGACTTACCGGGCGAGCGCGTAAACGCTATCCTCGACGAGATCGCTTGGCCTCCATCTATGCGAGAGATACAGTACGGAGACACCATTTTCCAAGCCGACCCCGGCACGCCTCGTACGGCTCTAGCTGCACTACAAACGGCCACGATCTCAGAGTACGGCGCTTTATATATCAATGCTCGAGGATCCGTAGAGCTGCACGATCGCGCCTTTTGTATTGAGTCGCAAGCCTTTCCGGTAACTCGCTTTAATGACGACGGTACCGATATCAATTACTTTAATGCCGTTTGGCGTTTAGATGATACTCAGGTTTATAACTCTGCCTCGATTACCAAGATCGGCGGTACGGCTCAACTAGCTCAGGACCAAGACTCCATCGATGAGTATTTTATCCACTCATATAACCAACAAAATCTCGTAATGGATACGGACCAAGCCGCGCTCGATTACGCCCGGGCTTATGTAGCAAGCCGTAAAGATACACAAACACGATGCGATGCCGTAGAGCTTGATCTTTACATGGATGATTATAACGATGGCATCCTTGCCGCTCTAGGTTTAGATTTTTTTGATCCGGTAGAGATTACGACTAATCAACCTGGTAACTCAACCCTCCAACAGACTCTCCAAGTGTTTGGCGTTATTCACCGCGTTACGCCTAACTCGTGGAAAACGACATTTACAACACTAGAGCCGATTATCGACGGCTTTATATTAGACTCATCACTATACGGAGTGCTCGATACCTCCGTGTTAGCGTACTAAGGAGCAAGAGATGGCAGCTGGTCAAGGTTTTAAGACCTTTACAACAGGTGAGGTATTAACCGCCGGTGACGTAAACGGCTACCTCATGCAAGGGATTAACGTATTTACAAACGCTACGGCTCGAGATGCGGCTATTACCGCACCGGCCGAGGGACAGTTTGCATTTACAAAAGATAATAACTCGTTATGGTATTACGACGGTGCAGCTTGGGTAGCCTCAGGGGCAACCGGTGACATCGAGGGAGTTACCGCAGGTGTAGGTATTAGCGGCGGAGGTACCTCGGGTACCGTAACCGTTACTAACTCAATGGCTACGGCTATCGATGCTAAAGGTGATCTAGTACCCGGGACAGGTGCGGACACTTTTGCGCGTTTAGCGGTCGGAGCTAATGACACCGTACTAACCGCAGACTCATCGACGGCAACGGGATTAAAGTGGGCCGCCGCTGCAGCTAGCGGATCTACAAACGTCGCAGGTAAAAACGGAGTATTAAACTCGCAATTTAACGTATGGCAACGGGGCACAACCGTAGCATCGGGTAATTCATATGGAGCCGATCGATGGCAACAGGCTCGACAAGCAAGCGTTTCAGGATTGACAGTAAGCCGACAAGCAACAGGCGATACAACTAATTTACCTTTTATACAATATTGCGCGCGAGTACAACGCGACTCGGGTAATACCTCAACTAATGGAGTTTATTTTGGTCAGCCTTTTGAGACATTAAACTCATTACAATATGCAGGTAAAACCGTAACGATGTCTTTTTATGCTCGTAAGGGTGCTAACTACTCGCCTACCTCAAGTAATCTAAATGTATTTTTAGAAACTGGTACAGGCACAGATCAAAATGCCATCGCGGGATCATATACAGGTAGTGCTAAACCGATAAATCAAACGATTACCCTTACTACAACGTGGCAGCGCTTTAGTTATTCAGCTACTTTAGGCTCAACAGTAACCGAAGTAATGCCGTGGTTTGAGATGATCCCTACGGGTACGGCGGGAGCGGCAGATTATTACGAGATTACGGGAGTGCAGGTAGAGATTGCAGGATCGGCAAGTGCATATAGTCCTAATACATCTACTTACCAAGCGGAGTTAGCCGCGTGTCAGCGTTATTTTCTAAAATATGGCGGCAATCAAATAAATGAAACTTTCCCGGGGATGCTTTTGTCATATAGCACAACTCAAGGAGAGGGTCCTATTGCATTAAAATCAACAATGCGAACGACGCCTACCATAGCTTTTAGCACTCTAAAAGTTAGCGATGTTGCTAGTTATAATTTAGCCGTAACAAACTTAACAATAACAAGCGGCAACAGTAGCGGCGATGCTGCATATTTGGTATTTACTGTCGCCTCAGGTGCAACATCCGGCAAAACAAACGTGTTACGTACAGATGGCTCAACGGCGGGCTTTTTAACCTTTAGTGCGGAGTTATAAAATGAAATATACATATACAGAAATTTTTGATCGTGACGGTGTTTTAGCTTGTATCCAACGATCAGACGGTGCAGCTATACCTTTAGATGAAAAAAATGCCGATTATCAGGCGTACCTAAATCGAGATAACCCCGATTATGGAAACAAGCTATAACGGCTACCCGGCCTCTAAAGATCCGGCCGAGATAAAAATAAAGTCCTACCGTGTACGCGGTACGGATCGTAGGCTAAGGTGCGCCGAGAGTGTTGGGCCTCTCTTGGCCGCCTTTGCTGCAGAGTTTCACGAGCTAATCGAGCCGATCGATGAGGGCACGTTTGACGAGTGGGGCTACGCTTTTCGCATGGTGCGAGGTACGACGGATCGCCTATCGTGTCACTCATCCGGTACGGCTATCGACCTTAACGCGACTAAACATCCATTAGGCAAATACGACACTTTCCCGGCTGAAAAGGTACCTATGATCCGGGCCCTTGCTAAAAAGTACGGCCTCAAGTGGGGCGGAGACTTTAAGAGTAGGCCGGACGATATGCACTTTGAGGTAGAGATGTCAGCTGCAAAAGCAAAAGAATTAATTACAAAGTTAGGATTACAAGATGCCAAGTAGTGCACAAGTCTCAGTAGGTACGACGGCTACGCTATTAGTAGCCGCTACCGCTTTTGATCAGACCGCATATTTACATAACCTTGCCGGCGGTGGAGGCGGCGGTGGAGACGGGAGTAATCCTGTTTTTATCGGTGCAGCTAACGTAACTACATCTAAC